AGGTGATACATGCACTGTAACATCAGTTACAATATCTGGTCCTTCTATTTTTTCTTTAGAAGTTTCACCTGTCTTTGTATTTCTATAAACTGTTATAGTTGTACAATCGATCTTATGTATATTATCCGTTTTCATTCTCTCTGTTTATAAGCGCATAACTAACTACTACTTCAAGTTTGTCAGCTGTTTCCGCTTGCACTTTTATAGCATCCCCTGCTTCTAAATTCAACCCCTGTTCCGCAGCATTAACTGTACTTGAAGCAGGTATATCTTTTCTAAAAAATTCTACATCTGTACTACCAGATGAATCTTTTAAATCGCAATTAACTAATACAGCTCCTGTGCTGTTATTAGATACATATACAGATTTTATAATAGCAACTGCAGATGTAGATATAGTCAAAACAGTTGTCATAGCTGTTCCGTCTAATATCTTAGATGCATTTTTATATTGTATGCTCATGATAAAAAGTAATTAAACGTATCTTGTTCGTTTTTCAAGTCTTGTTGAAAAGAAAAATTAAGCTGTTGCTTCATTGTATTTAAAGACTCCATAATCTGTCTTTGATTATCTACATCATATTCTTCTTTTGGTTCAGGTATGTAATTAGTAATCTTAGCCATTATCTACCAACTCCACCTCTCATAGAGCCTAAGTCTCTTGATCTAGTAGCGGCTGCTGATCTAGTAGGTGCACTAAATGATTGACCTCTACCTCTATCTTGATTAGTTGGCACAGCTGATGGCCTCATATCAACTTGTCTTTGAATAGCTCTAGCTTCTCTCATGTTTTGTGAAGCTGCTCTATCTCTTGCGTCTCTGCCACCATAACTTCTAGCATCAAAATAATCAGCTAATGTTTTAGATTGTCCAAAATCAGATTGTTGTATTTTTTGATTCAAACCTCTGATACCTTCTAAACCACCTCTACCTATGTTTTTTAAAAAACCATATCCTGGTACAGCTATACTCATTATTAAATCCATAATACCAGTAGATTTATTTTTATTAACTTGATTTATATAATTTTGATCTTGTTCATCATTAGTTGTCTCATCTATTATACTCATGTCACTTACACCTTGAAATCTATTCATATCTAATGGCAACTGTTTCATGATGCCTCTTGTCTGTGGTGGATAAATATCTTGAGGCGCATTAATAAAATCTGGTGGAACTGCTGCAGGGTAAATATTTTGAGGCGCATTAATAAAGTCTATATCTTTTCCAAATTGATTAAATTTAGGATTACCTGAACCACCAAAAGAAGGTAAGTCTATATCTCCCTCAAAACCGAAATTTCTAAGTGTTCCATCACTACTTAAATATTCAATTCCTGGTTGAACACGATAAGATGTTAAAGGTATATTTCCTGTGTAAGGAGCAGGGCCATAAGCTGTTTCATAGTTTAGAGTACCAAATGCAGGATCATAAGTAGATTCTACTGGTGATTCAAAAAAACCTTCAGCATCAAAATTTCTATTTAGTAAACTATCTATTCCATATGGTGGCATTATCTTCGTCCGTCCGGTTGTGCATCTAATCTAAGTGTGCCATATCTCCATGATTCACCTACTGCTGTGTTGGCTATTTGTACAGAAACTAATCTGCCTCTAGCTCTTGTATCTACCTTATCAGTGGTAGAAGTTATTGTAAAGGGTCCAAGTGGTGAGCTAACTGCTACATCATCTGGATAACTGCTTACAAATAAAGTTACTTGAGCATTACCTGTTTGGTATTTAAAATCAGGTATAAATCGTTTGACTGACATAAAGAATTCTCCATCACCTCTATAATCAGCAACCCCTGTTGCCTGACCCAAGGCGCTCTTACGTGAAGTAATATCCCAATCTCCAGATCTAATAAAAGCATCTATAGAAGTTGTGCCTGTACTTTTGACTTGATCAGTTCCTACTTCATGAGCATAATAAATACTAGCTCCATATAAATTTGTAATACCTAATATCTCTGGAAATACAGGTGTGTCGGTTTTATCATATTCTGTTGCGTAAGGAGCGTTAAATACTCCTTGATCTTGATATGTAGTTCTAGCTAATGATGAAGTAGTCCAAACATTTTCTGAGTAATTATAAGTCACACATCTATCAACTTGAGTAGATCCATCTTTTGGATAGAACCAATTTATTTCTGTGTATAAAGTATTAGGTGAAGAATAGATAACATCTCTTGAATCTAAATTAACTCCTAAGTTATCTCCATCTGTACTAAATACAAAATCTTCTACAAGTGATGGTAATGATTTAACTGTACCATCATAAACAAAAAAACCACCTTCAGCTGACATCCACCAGACAGCACCATTTGCATAAGACATAGCATGTTGACCAATACACCCACAGTTGGTGCCTACTTGTCTAACAGAAAAAGTAAAAGGTGGACCAACAAATTGAATTACATAAGCTGCAAGATCAGTTGATACAAAGATATAATCTTTACCTTGTATAGCTGCTCTGATTTCATTTCCACTGTCTAATCTAAAAGTGCCGGCTGTGTTAGTTGCTGTCGGTGCATATGTATTTAAATCTTCTTGATTTGAAAATCTTACAAACATAGGGTCTTGTGTTGAAGGATCACCTATAGTTGTTTCTGTTCCCATGTGAAATAAATGTCTATCTCTGTCAGACACAATAGAAATTCTACTGGATGTTGGATTGTTTGTTGTTTGAAAATTGCTTGTAGATTGTGAAGCTCTTACAGCTCTAGGCCCTGTTGCTCCAGCATTCCAAGTAAAAGTTTTACCATTAAATATAGTTGCAACCAATACTTCACCAAAGTTATCTAGGCTCCAGTTGCCTGGATCCAGAATCACATTACTAGTTGCACTTTCAGTTCCCCATGTGCTAGATCCCCATAAATCCGTACCCCAACCATAACCTACAGTTTGAAAAGTAGGACCTACTTCAACATAAGGATTAACAGTTGCAGCACCCGCTGCAGTCATACCTGAGCCTCCTTCATTTCTAGAAGCTTGTATTGTAAATTTGTCTACATCAGGGACAGTTAGTATTTCATAAACTTGTTCTAATTCTGCAGCTGTAAAATCAGATGCACCTGTAACCGTTACACCAGATAATGTTACATATCTTCCTTTAGCTAAACCATGAGATCCTTTATTAATAGTCACAGTATTTGAACCATTAACAGTTGTTATAGTACATCCTGTAATAGCTGTATCTAATGGAGTAATATCAAAAAAATCATTACCATAATATAAAAACAAACCTTGCGATGTTCCAATGGCTGTATATTTTTCACCTGCAAAAGAAGTAAAAGAGTGTTGTCTTCTAGCTGCCCCTGGTAAAGTTAGTGATGCAGCTGTAAGTTGACTCCAACCACCTATCTTTTCAGGTAATCCATACCTAAATCTTACAAAATCACCATCTGTCCATTGTCCCTCGGCACCAGATTCTGTGTCTTGTTTGTTAAAACCAGGCTTGAAATTTAATTTTTGTAGCATATAGTAGCTTATATATTAGTTTTATAGAGAATGAAAGTATCATAATTATGGACCATTTAGAAGCAATTGTCGAATTAAAAAATATAGTTTCTCCTAATTTTATAGATAAAATAATACCTTTAATAAATCATAAAGCTAAAAAAAATCTACCTATTTCTAGTGGTATAAATATAGATATAAGAAATGTAAAAGGTTATAATTTAAGCTTTGATACACCTACTGATCTATTTTATTGGAATTATATTAAAGCAGAAATACAAAGATTATATACTTTTTATAAAATTAAATTTTCAAAAATGGCAAGTTATGAAATAAATCAAATTGATTTATTAAAATATAAAAAAGGTGGTAATTATAAAATTCATACAGATCACTTTACTAATTCACCTAGACATCTAAGTATTATTATAAATTTAAATAATGATTATGAAGGTGGAGATTTAATTTTTACAGATCAAAAAGAAGAAGAAATTAAAAGATTAAAACTTGGTAAAGGTTCAATTGTATTTTTTCCAAGTAATTTTATGTACCCACATAGTATTGAACCAATTACAAAAGGAACTAGATATAGTATTGTTTCATGGCTGCAGTAAAAAATAAACTTATAAAAAAGTTTTTTAATAAACAAGAGTTAAAAGTTTATCAAAAATATTGTTATAATAAATTAGATCAAAATAAAGATTATATAATGGATGAACACGCTTTTTCACCTGCATGGTACCACGATCCTTTAATGACTGCTTTATTAGATGAAAAATTACCTTTAGTGGAAAAAGAAAGTAACTTAAAATTATTTCAAACTTATGCATATTGGAGATATTATATTTTTGGTGGAGTATTAAAAAAACATACAGATAGACCAGCGTGTGAGGTGTCTATTACTGCTTGTATAAAAAAATATGATAATTGGCCAATTATTGTTGAAGGCACATCTTTTGAATTAGAAGAAGGAGATGCTATATTATACGCTGGGTGTGATCAAGAACATTGGCGTCCAGGTATTTATAAAGGAAAAGGAATGGCTCAAGTATTTTTACATTATGTAAATAAAGATGGAAATTTTACACATCATGCGTATGATAACTTTTTTAAAGATACAGGATTAAAAGAATCTAAGGAAGATTTAAAGTATTATGAATGAAAAAACAGTTAATATAAATAATTTTATAGGTGTATATGATAACTACATTCCTGAACAAGAATGTAACAAAGCCATTAAATTATATGAAGATCAAAACAAATTTAATAACACTATTAATAGAATAGGTGGAGAAAAAGCTCCTGTATTGCAAAAACAAGATCAACAATATTTTGCTGCTCCATTTAATTTAAATGTATGGTGGGAATCATTAAAACCTATGATGGTTAATTTTGATTTAGCTTGGAATCATTATGTACAAAATACAGGAGCCTCTGATGCTTACGGAGTTCCTTTTCATTTTACAGATTTAAAGATTCAAAAAACTTTACCTACTGAAGGATATCATGTTTGGCACATAGAACATGGTAAAGGATTCGGTAATGAAGCACGTGCTTTTGTTTTTGCTATATATTTAAATGATGTTGAAGAGGGGGGAGAAACAGAATTTCTCAATTTTTCAAAAAGAGTGCAACCTAAAACAGGTAGAATAGTTATCTGGCCTGCTGGTTTTCCATATGTTCACAGAGGTAATTCACCTTTATCAGGTGAAAAATATATGTTGACTTCTTGGATGATGTTAAGATGAGTATGATGTAGGTCTGGGACCTAATCTAGCAATTTTTTCAGCTTCAGTTTCTGGAGTAAAATCATCTCCTTCACCTGTGCCACTATTATCATTGTCCCAATCAGATTGTAATTTAGATAAGTGAGCTGCATCCCATCTAGTAATAAATAGTGATATATCAATACCTTCATCAGCTAAAGAACAGTGTGCTGTTCCATCTTTATGTTCTACTTCATCAGAAGAATTAGAAGTGCCTGATTGAATAGCCCAAATATTTTGAAAAGCAGTAGTTGCCCAAAAAGCATTATCATCAATTATATAACCAGTACCGGCTTCAGCCCCGTTATTTTTAATAATGCATTTGTCCTCAAATACTACTGTCCATTGTGCGTTTGTTGCCATATTTTCTCCTACGTCTTAATAATATAAATAATTGTTAAATAAGGTTGTAATACTGAAGTTGAATCACCTGTAAAGGTTGCACTCATATTATGTTGATGCCCTGAACCTGAACCTTGGTTTCCTGTATTGCCCCCTGTTCTTGCAGGGGAAACACCCGCAACGGTTGGAGCGTTATTAAATGCTGCAGAGTTACTAGCTCCATCTGGGTGAGAGTGAGATGCAAGTTGTGCTGTAGATAAAGTTGCATTTGCTGTTGAACCACCAACGTTTCCAGTTGATTGAACTGTGTTTGCTCCCGCTGTTGACCCTAAAGCTTTGTTGTTAGATTTTCCAACTGCTACGTTATCTTGTAAATCTGGAACAAGAAAAGTTGATGAACCATCTCCAGCTCCATAAGTTGTACCTACGATTGCAAATAAAGCTGAGTAAGTTGACCTTGAAACTGCTTGACCATTACACTCTAAGAAACCTGTTGGCACTGAAGCAGAAGACCACGGCACAATAGTAGCTGTAGGAATTCCCTCGATACCTGTAAGGTTTGCTCCTGAAAAATCGTATTTTGTTGCTTCGTAATTTGACATATTATTTCTCCGTGTAAGTCCATCCTGTTGTAGCATCTCCAGAAAAAACTAATGAAAAAGCTGCACCTTGAGTATTAACTACAAGATCAGATGCTGCATTAGCTATATTAGAAGAGTTTCTACCAACAGTCAATGCGTTAGTATTGAAATCATAACCTTGATCTACAAAATGTACTTCATCTCCTGTAGCAGGTGAGGCTGGGAGTGTAATTGTTACTGCTCCACCATTTGTATTTACTAAAAGTTTAGCACCAGCTTGAACTGTTTCTGCTGCTGATACTGCTCTCCAGTTTCTTTGTTCATGAAGTTTTACAACATTTGTTCCATCAGAATATAGTGTGTAATTATTTCCTTCACATAAAAGAACACCTGTTCCAGATGCAGTTTTAAAAGTTAAAGTATTTCCAGCATGATTACAAGCATCCTCAACTAAATAAGTTTTTTCAACTGAGTTTGGAATACTTACTGTTAAGTTAGAAGCTAAAGTCCCTGTTAATTTAATAACTTCATTTTTACCATTTGATAAAGCACCATTAGTAAAAGTTAAAGATCTAGCAGCATTAGTAATATTAAAAGTAGTAAAACCACCAATAGCTTGTTCTAAGATTAAAAGGTTAGTATTTGTAATTTGTCCCCAAGTTCCTGAATTTTCTCCAGTTGCTTGTACTGTAAGTTTTAAATTTGCTGATGTTGAATTCGCCATATTAAATTCCTTATATCGTTTATTTTATAAAAATAAAGAGTTAGTGTCAAACTCTTTATGCAACGACTTCTCTCCAGCCTGGAGGATCTATTGGAGCGGAACCGGTATTTACTTCGTTCCAGATAAGAGCATTACCACTTCCTACTGTTGTAGTCAACCCAAAACCATTAAAAGTTGCGTTGACATCTGTAAATGCAGATACTGAAGCAACCCTTGCTAATAAAGGATTTCCAGTAACATTTACTTGTTGATTTAAGTCTACTGTTACGCTCCCTAAATTAGCGCTCATTGCTATACCTGTTGGAACAGGTAAAACATCTCCTTGGAACCCTAAAGTACCTAAAGCACCTATCATGAAGTTTCCAGTTACCGCCGCGTCAGGTGCAGGATCAACAACACCTAAAGTTAATTGTGCTACGTTTAAAGTATTAGCAACAATAGTTGCATCACCAGTAACTTCTGTTGGAGATCCTAAAGCTGCAGTCATTGCAATTCCAGAAACATCTACTTGTACAGAACTACCAGGCTCACCCCAATCATTGTCTCCCCAACCAAGTCTACCCCAACCTGCTAAGTTAAATGCTTCAACAGTACCAAGTCCCATAGTAGCTTGATTACCTGTTAACATTGCATCAGGGCCAGCATCAGCTGTTCCTAAATTATTTGTAAGTGCAAAACCTGTTACTGGAACTTCAGCTATACCAGTAGCTGTTACACTTCCAAGAGCGGCTGTTAATAATTGATTGTTATTTGTAGATGGACCAGTGTTTGCATCGGCTGTTGTAGTAACAGTCCCTAAACTAAATGATGCGGAAATACCTGTAGGAATAGTTGTACCAGCTATACCCCAACCTTGAAGACCCCATTCTTGTCTACCCCAACCTAAATTAATTTCAGTTGAGCTTGACTCGTCTCCTAAAGATGCAGTAAGGGCAATACCCGTGACTGTAAAAGTCGGGTCTGCTAAATCATTCCATTGGTTTTGACCCCATGTGCCGACGCCCCAAGTTCCTGATCCACTCATAGGAGGTTACCTCCTACGATTAACCAGAGATCCTTAGAATCGCTGCTGTTGATGTTGGTGCTGGAAACTGAACTGTAAACGTACCTGAAGTAGCTGTTTTATCTGCTCCGAAATCTAAAACACAAACTGCAGAGTTAGTAGTTGCAGATGATGTGTTGTAAATTAAAGCTCCTCTTGCTGTCAACGTAACGTTTTGAAATGACAGGTCAGCAAAGTCTGCTCTTGCAACACCAGCTGTTAAAGAAGTTGGCTTGTTAACAAGTGCACCACCGCCAGCTGAATAGTTTGCTGATGTAACTTCGTTAGTTGGTGAACTAGTTAATAGAGAAGTTGTTGCTGAGTTAAGAGTAGCTGAAGAAGTATAAAGAGCTAACTTATATTTATCACCACCAGTTTGTTTAAAGTTTGAATCACCTTCTAGTAGTAACTTTTTAAAGTTGTTTGCAATCGCTTGTGTTATAGCCATAGTTTTCTCCTTACTGTTTTCCTATTCGAGGAACACCTGCTTGGTATTCATCTCGTCTTCGTCTTCCCATTTGTTCTATTGAGAATCCTTTGACTGCTTCGACATATTTTTTATCATATAACTGGAGCATGTCAACGGGTCCTTTTAAAAATCCGTAAGCCTCGACTAGGCAAGCATACAATAAGCCGTTGGGAAATTCGGTGCTTAAGTATGTAGTGGTATTTGTACTAGATAATCCAGTTGGTTTCAAGATATAATTTAACTGAATGGTATAAGTTGCGTTTGGTGTAGGGGCCACTACTATTCTAGTTTCGTCCCAGTTGCTGTAATATTTTG